GGCTTCAGTATCCCACAAAAAGAAAAAGCCCCCTTGCGGGGGCCTGTAGGCTTGAGTGGTTTAGATTGTTTTCATCTCGTAGCGGTATGCGTCTCCGCTTACGATGTAGGTCTTGACGTTGCCGTCTTCGCTTGAGCCTTCGTAATACCAAGATGTTTCAGTGTCTGCGTTCATCTTGATAAGCGACTCTGCCCATTCACCGGCACACTGCCAAGTACCAACCGGTGCTACATCAACAACCACGCCATCCTCAGTCAACACTTGGCGAATCTCTTTGTTTGCGGTCTTCAGTTTCATATCTCTATCTCCCTGCTTGATGTCAACAATATACACCGCCCGTGTATATCTTGCAAGGGTATAGAGATATATTTTTTAGACGGCTCCCCAACTTCGCTTAGATCCGCACACCTGCCAAGCATACGCCAGGGCATCTACCACGTCATCATGCCGACCAACCGGGAAGGATAGCAGCTCATCCTCAAAGTAAGCCGGGAGCCCTTGGCAGTGCATAACCTGTGATTGCTCGTACCGTGCCTCCAGAGGGGCAAAGCGGGTCACTTTGTCACGGTCTGGGCGTATCCCCCGGATAGGAAGTTTCGTGCGTCTAAGAAGCTCCTGCACGACAGCGGCTTGGTATTGCACCTGCTCGATGCCGATCATGCTAGGATTCCACTTAGCCGCCATCATCTCGATGAACCGTAGCACGGAAGCAAAGTCCGCGCGGGTGCGGTTGATGTCTCTAACGTAAATCGTGCCGTCTTCACCACGGGATACAACAGCAACCCCGGTGTAGTCTGCTTCAGACTTCGTAGATATAGCAAGGTCAACCCCAATATAGGTAGGCAACCCTTCAGGGCAATCACCGTACCGTAGCCACTCCCGCTTGATACGAGCTCCTGCAGCATCTACGAACTCCGCTAGATACTCTTGCCTAAACGCGATGTTCGGCAAAGACTCACCAGCCTTGCCTACCTCCTCCGGATCAATCCACGGGTTAGCGGTGGTTGGCATCTGCCAGCTCATCCAGTCAGCATCCGTAGCGGCTTGGTTGTAAAGGGTGCGGAAGTAGTTAGAGCCTTTAGGCGTGCTAAGAAAGAAAGCATCTCCCTTGAAGTCTGTAAGCGTTGGGCGTATGGCTTCAGTCCAGGCTTGCTCTAGATGCCGTGCCATCGCGGCTTCATCGATGATGACCCGCTTGTACTTACGACCACGGGCAACGGTGCTAGGGTCATCCAAAGTCCAGTAATCGATGGCTGCCCCGGTTATAAGCTCGATGCGCGGGGCGGGGCTTTGTACAGCTCGCCGGATAACCGGAGCATAGATTCTCTTATGATCGGCGTATGCCTCTTCTAGCAAGCGGTAGGTAGGTGCAAACCACGCGCAGGGCAAGCCGTCAATCAGCACCGGGTCAGATAAAAGATTACCGCCCAGCGTGGTTTTTCCAAAGCGTCTCCCGCAAGCAAGGACGTTGTACCGCTTGGCTTCCCGCAGGATGACCTGCTGGGCTTCATGCGGCCTTGGTAAGACTAGTCGAATATTAGGCAATCGGTTTGTCCGAATACTCCACGATTACCTTTACCGGGCTACCGTCTGCGCCGGTCTGCTCTACCCGGCTAGACCAGTCGGCTTTGTGCTTGCGTTCAAGCCACCACGCGGCTGCTTGCCAAGTCGTGTCAGCTGCTTTTTGAATGATGGCAACATTCCGCACCTCAGCATCACCCTCTGCCTTTTTAATAGAATCCGAGAACTCCGGAATGTCCTTAAGCCATACGGCAAAGGTATCTTCAGAAATACCGGCATAGGCGCAAGATGCACGGCGGGTATTACCTGCCCTGAGTGCCTGTGTGATGCGCTGTACTACGTCTTCGTTGTACTTGTATGGCTTACCCTTCATCTAGCACCGCCTTCTGCCCTGTGGCGTTTTCCCATCGCTGAATAATGACATCGCAATACTTAGGGCTTATTTCCATCGCATAGCATTTACGCCCTAGTTGTTCGCAAGCGATGAGTGTTGAGCCTGACCCGCCAAACATTTCCAGCACTGTTTTAGCATCATGGTTGCCGATTGCTTTTGATGCGAGTGCTATAGGTTTCTGCGTTGGGTGAAACTCATTGATGCCGTCTCTGGCTTGATCCCACACCGTTGCTTCAGTAGTCGAACCACACCATCTAAGTGTTGAGCCTTTAGGTTTAAAGTATAAGCATGGCTCATGCCTTGGCTTGTATTGAGCATTCATAGCTGCATACGTAGCATTTGTCTTATTCCAAATTATAAGAGTATGTACTTCACATCCATTGTCATACACTGCGTTGTATATGTCTCTTGCTTTTGAACCGGCAAACCACATATAGCACGGACCATCTACAGCCGATAATGCAACAGGCAGAAAGTCTGTGTAGATTGCAGTTGAATCATCATCTGCTAACTTTTCACGCTTGCGTTTTATGTTGACATCACCACTGTGAAAATGTCCGCCTTCGTAATTTACTCCGTATGGTGGGTCTGTAAACATCATCTCAGCCACATCACCATCCATCAACCGTGCCACATCATCAGCCTTGGTGCTGTCACCGCAAAGCAAACGATGCCTACCAAGAATCCAAAGGTCTCCCGGCTTGCATCGTGTCTCGACTTCTTCCGGCACTTCGTCTGGATCCGTCAGCAACTCGGCAGGCTCAGTCATACCAGCCAGTTCATCAATCAGCGCATCAAGGTCAGCTGCGCCATACCCTGTACCATCCAAGCCGATAGGGGTATTAGCAAGCTCGGCAAGGATGTCGGTAATCTTGGTTGTGTCATCTTGCCCGATACGGGTAGTGCGGTTGTCTACTACAAGAATCCGCAGCTCTTCTTCTGGCGTAACATCAACCCATTGAACAGGTACGGTTTCCCATCCTAGAGCCTTTGCAGCCATCACCCGATGATTTCCCGCTAGGATGTGTTTAGTCCCCGTGTTGACCACCACAGAGCCGTACCAGCCATTGACCGCTAAGGACTTCTTGATGGCTTCCACATCGCCGTTGTTAGCGTTGCGTGGGTGGTGCTTGAGCAGGTCAATAGCGACCTGCTCAATCTCCTTATTGATTACTCTACTCATCAAGATTCTTCCTTAGCTCCGCGCTGGTAGCCCAGAGCATGGCAGCCCTCATCTTTTCCTTACTTATGCCTTGGGCTTTAGCCCTTTTCTTGACATCGTTATACAGCCAGCGGGTATACATCTCATTGTATAGAGCAAGGCATCCAGCCCCCACCAAAGCACCAAGCGCAAAAGGTATCATTTGGAAACCTCCCCGGTTCGCGGATCCAGTACAACTACTGCCCAGTCGGTAGCAAACAAATCACCAGGAGATAGGCTCAACTCTTCAAGTTGCGTTACCCGTTTCTGTGGCCCGTGCAATTCAAAGATATTCCACACTTCGGAGTATCGCAGGAATACGGCTCCTCCCCACTCACCGCGCCAGACTGCATTACCGCCACCAGCCATCAAGGCTTGTATCACTTCCCCGAATCTCATTTCATTACTCCCATTGTGATTGGCAGGTGTTCAGCCATCAGTGCCTTGATGCTGTCTGCTATCTCCCTATGCTCTAGTTGCGTATCGTCCTGCGTCCTTAGCTGCACGTAGTGAATCCAAGACCGTATCGTGCCGCTCATGTACAAGGTGGTCGGACAGCAAAGCGGTAGAACCATTCTTGCAGTCTCCGCAGCGATACCGGCTTTGATAAGTTTGTTATATGTCCAGTAGCCACGGGATACGGAAAGCTCAGCGTCTAAAATGACTCCTTGCATCTCGGCATCCAACTCTTTCCATTCTGGCAACGGTTGGGAGCTTTGCCGGTTAGTTGTACCAGCAAGCCTCATATCCCCCAGAATAGGGTAATCGTGAACCTCTGCGTACCGTTGTGAGAACTCTTGGAAAGAGAAACTTCGATGCCTAAGAATCTGCGGAGCGATAGCACGGGTGGTTTTGATTTCCACGCACATCGATGCCATTTCAAATATAGACCAGTGCCCATGCTTGATGCAGTACTTTAGTAGCCCTGACACGTCTGGGTTATCTTGATTGGCAGGATTGCTGACCCTAGCGCAGTATCCGATGACCTGCTCCGCTTGCGGTGTGATCCAGATGAGTTTTGTCATGGAGTGTTTGCCTTTACCGGTAATTTACTTATGACGTTTTCTGTCATATCTTCGAATCTGTCTATGGGTCTTTTGTGACCATCATAAACAACATTGTCCCAAACTACCTTTTTAGTTTTTGCGTCATATGATCCACACTCCCAGTCATCTGCTGTCAGATTATGAATGTCAGTGTAAATACAAGTGCTTGGATAACCTGATGGGCCAGTAATCCAGTGGTGTGTTTCATCGGATGCAATCCGAATAAACTTATTCTTTTCACGCCTAATCGCCTTGCCATTCAACAAAGCACATACAGCTCTATCGAATGTCATCCGTTGTATATCTCCCAGTCGAACGCCAAGACATCAGCACTACCGAAAGACGCTACCCGGCTGTAGTGGCGGTTTCCAGCGCCATCAATCAGGTATAGGCATATCTTGCCATCAACGATTTGAAGGAACCAAGCGGCAGCGTGTCGGCGTACCGTCATGCCAGCCCGCAAGCGTTCAAGGGCGGAAGGAAAGCCACCGCCGGAAAGGTTCATCCGATGGGCTTCA